GATCCGAAGACCAGCCGGCCGAAGAAGCCGCGGTTCCAGACGCGGGAAGAGCAGGACGAATTCAACCGGAAGATCTCAGAGGGGAAACTGGAAGCGCTCGTCAATGCCAACTTCGGCCCGACCAGCCTGTATTCCACGCTGACGCTAGACGCCGAGAACGAGGTACATACTGCTGCCGAAATGCGGCAGATTCGGAACAGATTCTATCGCCGACTACTATATAAATACCCAAACGCCAAGATCGTGATCGTCTACGGGCAGGGCAAGTCGACAAGCCGGTTCCATCTGCACATGATCTCGGACGGCATTCCGGAGGATGAGATCGGCAGGATCTGGGGCCTCGGCAGCGTGATCGAGGTTCGGCATTTGCGGGAACACAACTATTACATGGACGAAAATGGAAACAAAGTCGACCACGGCCGGGATTATAAGGCGCTGGCCGACTACCTGCACGGCCACTGGAAAAAGGAATTCGGCGGGCACCGGTACAAGGCCAGCCGCAGCTGCGTCCGGCCGGAGCCGGAGCCCGCGACCGAGGCCGTGCGCGAGTACAGCCCCAAGCATCCGCCCGTCGCCCCGCGAGGTTACATCCTCGTAGAGGCCCGGACGACAAAGTACGGGTATCAATATTATAAGTATGTAGTCGATCCAAGATCAGAGAACAAGCGGAACGGGAGCCGCTTAAATTAAACCTTGTATATGCGTAAGGTTTTAAGACGAAAGGGTGATAGGGACGAGCGACTACTGGCACAGGGAGTATATCTGCCCATTCTGGCAGGCAGCCGGGAAAAAGACGATACGCTGCGAGGGAGAATGCGTGCTCACATTTCCTGAGCGGCGGGAGACGGCAGACTACATCACGCGATACTGCGCCAGCTTTGACTACGTGAGGTGCAGCATCGCGGCGGCGAAGCTCCGATACTACGAAAGAACAGAATGAGAGCCGAAGCGCATGCGGAACGCCGTATGCGCTCATTCTGCGTGCGTGGGGTGAAAAGATTTTCCGGATACGCTATGCTGAAAAGCAGAAGGGAGGCGTGAGCCATGGCGAGGAAACCGAAGTATGAATCCGTGGGGCAGATCGAGGGGCTGATCGAGGCGTATTTTGAGAGCTGCAAGGGAGAGATTCTGCGGGATGAGGACGGGCGCATCGTTTTCAACCAGAAAGACGGGACTCCGGTCTGGGTGGGGCGGAAGCCGCCGACGATCCCGGGGCTTGCGCTGGCGCTGGGCTTTTCCAGCAGGCAGAGCCTGTATAACTACAAGGCCAGGAAAGAGTTTATGGACACGATTTCGCGCGCGCAGACGCGCGTGGAACAATATACGGCCGAAAGACTGTTCGACCGGGATTCTCAGCGGGGCGCGCAGTTCGCGCTGGAGTATGGGTTCCGGTATCGCAGAGACGCCGGGGACGAAAAGCAGGAGACCGGCGGAACGCGGATCCTGCTGGAAAATGACGCGGAGGAGTCCAGCGAATGAAGACGTTGGATCTTGGAACTGCGCAGCCGAAGCAGGTGCTTTTCCTGAAAGACAAGCACAGGCATATCGCCTACGGCGGCGCACGCGGCGGTGGGAAGAGCTGGGCTGTGCGCGTGAAGGCGATTTTGCTTGCCAGCAAGTATCCCGGTATCAAGGTGCTGATCGTCAGAAGGACATACAAGGAACTGCAGAACAACCACATTGCGCCGCTGCAGGGGATGCTGCATGGGATTGCGAAGTACAACAAGACGGACAAGGAATTCACATTCCCGAACGGTTCGAAGATCTCCTTCGGCTACTGCGCAAAGGAAAGCGACGTCGGACAATACCAGGGCGCAGAATACGACGTGGTATTCCTGGACGAGGCCGGGCAGATGCAGAAATCGTGGATCGATGCGATCAATGCTTGCGTGCGAGGAACGAACGGATTTCCAAAGCGGACGTATTATACGCTGAACCCCGGCGGCCCGGGGCATGCGTATTTCAAGCGGGTGTTTGTCGACCGGAACTTCAACGACGATGAGGACCCGGATGATTACTTTTTCATTCAGGCGAAGGTACAGGACAACAAGGCGCTTATGAAGGCGCAGCCGAAGTACCTACGGGAACTGGAGAAGCTGCCGCCGGCGCGCCGCGCCGCATGGCTCGAGGGCCGGTGGGACGCATACGAAGGGCAGTTTTTTGAAGAGTTCGTGGACGACCCAAAGCATTACAGGGACCGGCGCTGGACGCATGTCATCGAGCCGTTTGAGATTCCGGACGGATGGACGATCTGCCGGAGCTATGACTTCGGCTACGGGAAGCCGTTCTCCTGCGCATGGTGGGCAGTTGACTATGACGGGACGATCTACCGGATCATGGAGCTGTACGGCTGCACGCAGACACCGAACGAGGGCGTCAAGTGGACGCCGGATCAACAGTTCTCGGAGATCCACAAAACAGAGACACAGCACCCTTGGCTGAAGGGGAAGAACATCCTCGGCGTGGCAGATCCGGCGATCTGGGACGCGTCACGCGGCGAGTCGATCGCAGATACCGCAGCGCGGTACGGCGTATATTTCACGAAGGGCGACAGCGAGCGGATCGCGGGGTGGATGCAGTGCCACTACCGGCTGCAGTTTGACGAGGACGGATATCCGCGGATGTATGTCTTCAACACCTGCAGGGCGTTCATCCGGACGATCCCGCTGCTCATCTACGACGAGCACAAGGTAGAGGATCTGGATACGACGATGGAAGACCACGTCGCGGACGAATGGAGATATTTCTGCATGTCGCGGCCGATCAAGCCGATCCGCGCGGTGAAAGAGCAGCGGATCCTCTTTGATCCGCTGGACATGATGAAACGGAGGTAAGGCCATGCTGGCACCACAACTGACGGAGACTGAGAAGCAGACCATGATGACGGAGGTCTTTCTCGGATACAACCACAACCTCGAGCTGGCGGACGGGGAGTTTTACGACATGGAGAATCTGTCGGCGGATGCGTATCCGCTGCTCGCGCCGCGGCCAAGGCGGGGGACGGCGCAGGCGATCGAGGGCGTGCAGGGGATTTTGGCGAAGGATGCACTGTGCTGGGTGCAGGACCAGGTGCTTTATATCAACGGCGCTTCGATGGAGGCGTATATGCCGTCGGTCAACATCAAGGCGGGGCAGAAGCAGCTCGTTTCCATGGGCGCGTATCTGTGCATCTTCCCGGACGGGATCTACTTCAACACCGAGAAGTATTCCGACAACGGATACATGGGACAGGAGAACACCGTCAACGCGGCAAGCACGAACATTGACATTTCCCTGTGTCTCGTCGACGGGACGGCGCTGACGGTGAGCTATAAGCAAGCCAGCCAGCCGGAAAACCCGACGAATGGCCAGTACTGGCTGGACACGTCCGGCAAGCTCCACACGCTCAAGCAGTGGGCGGAGGCGACGAGCCAGTGGGTATCCGTGCCGACGGTGTATCTGAAGCTTTCCGCGAACGGCATCGGGAAGGGCTTTAAGCAATACGACGGCATCCGGCTTTCGGGGCTGACCGGAAACGAGCAGGTCGAAAAGCTCAACGGCAGCCAGATCCTGTACGACGTGGGCGAGAGCTACCTCGTGATCGTGGGCCTCGTCGACGAGACGACGAAGGTGACGAGCGGGACCGTGAAGACGGCCCGGAAGGTCCCAAGCATGGACTTCATCACCGAGAGCGGGAACCGGCTGTGGGGGTGCAAGTACGGCGTGGCGGACGGCGAGACCGTCAATGAGATCTACTGCTGCAAGCTGGGTGATTTTAAGAACTGGGAGTGCTATCAGGGCGTGTCGACGGATTCATGGCGCGCGAGCTGCGGCACGGACGGGAAGTGGACCGGCGCGGCGACGCTGGCCGACAGTCCGGTGTTTTTTAAGGAGGACTGCTTCCACCGGGTGTATCCGTCGGCGACGGGGGCGCATCAGGTGGTCGTGCAGAAGTGCGCGGGCGTGCAGAATGGGTCGAGCAAGAGCCTGGTCGTGGTGGATGACCGGCTGTATTACAAATCGCGGATGGGCGTTTGCGTGTACGACGGGAGTCTGCCGAGCGAGATCGGCAGCTGCTTCGGCACGGCGCTTTACTACAACGCCGTGGCGGGCGGCGCCAGAGGAAAGTATTTCATCAGCATGGAGGATGAAGGGCATAACTGGTCGCTGTTCGTCTACGACACGCGCAAGGGCCTTTGGCACAGGGAGGACGACACCCATGCGGCGGACTTCGCGCGGGTGGACGATGAGCTGTACTTCCTTGAGGATGGAACGCTCAGGACTGTCTATGGCTCGGTCGGGACGCTGGAAGACAGTGTGCAGTGGATGGCGGAGACGGGGATCATGACGTATGGGCTGGTCGGGAAGAAGTATGTGTCCCGGATCAACCTGCGGATGCAGTTGCCGAAGGGTTCCTCGGTCGACTTCTGGGTGCAGTACGATTCCGATGGCGTCTGGCGGCACTGCGGGCATATCGAGGGACGGGGGCTGCGGACGTTCCTGCTGCCCATTCGCCCGGCGCGGTGTGACCATCTGAAGTTCCGGCTGACGGGAAAGGGCGAGATGAAGCTGTTCAGTCTGGCGCGAGTCCTGGAGGCAGGAAGCGATGCGTAAGACGGGAGGTGCAACATGGGTAGTCTGACACTTGCATACCCGTCCATCGCGGGGAAGACGACGCAGGAGCAGCTGGAGAGCATGCGGCGGTATCTGTGCAGCGTGACCGAGCAGCTGAACCTCGCCGACTGGTCGGCGAAGGCAACGCTGACGGAGATCTCGCAGGCCATCGACGCGGACAGTTTGCCCGAGGCGGAGAAAAAAACGACGCTCCCCGGCTACGGAGCGCTGAAAGCGCTCATCATCAAGACGGCGGACTTCGCCGCGGCGAACTCGGAGACGTGGTCGACGAAGCTGTCCGGCAGCTATGTGGCCATCTCGGACTTCGGCAAGTATCTCGAGAAGACGCAGCTGACAATCGAGGGAAACTCCGTCGGCATCAAACAGCTGTATGACTACACGGCGGGCGTCAACAATCAGTTTTCCGTCAATTCGAAGCAGTATATCAAGACGGGGCTGCTCTACTACAAGGGCGCTGTGCCGGTGTACGGCGTGGGCGTGGGGAACATCGAGACGACGGTGACGGACGGCGGCGAACGGGTCATCGACCAGACGAAAAATGAGCTGGTGACGGTGACGCCGGACCGGGTGAGCTTCTGGCAGGACGGGCAGGAGGTCGCGTATCTCAGCAATAAAAAACTCCATTTCCCATCCGGGACGCTGGAGGCGGCGGGGGCGGTGCTGTCGGGGAAGATCACGGCGGCAGCCGACTCGACCTTCGGGCCGTGGACGATCTCGGAAAGCAGCATTTACCGCACGGCCAACGAATTTGGGGGCAGCGCGAGCATGTACTTCGGCACGAGCGGGCTTTCCATCAAGGACAAATTCAAGGTCGACGCGAACGGAAAGCTGACGTGCACGGGGGCTGAGATCGGCGGAACGATCAACGCAACGGATCTGAAGCTCGACGGTACGAGCATACAGACGAAGCTCAAGCAGATCATGGATGAGATCAACATCATCAGTGACGGGCTTGAAATCGCGGGCACAAACTTCTCGAACGGCAAGATCAGCGGCGCGGAGGGCAGTCTGCAGTTTACGTCCTCCAGCTCGGCGGCCTATGCGGTCGACCTGTCCGGCCCGGCGGTGCGCGTGCGCTCGACAAGCGGCGATGTGTATCTGCAGAACGCGGCTGGGACAGCCAGTATGCAGATAAAATCGGACGGGAGTATCCGGTTTATCGCTTCCGGCGGCGTAAGCGGCATTACGCCGGTGTTCGGGTAAGGGGGCTGGCTGAATGGCAACGCTATCCGGCGTGTCGGGAACGCCGACAAGTATCACGCTGACGGTATCCGGCATGTCGCCCACGACGACATACAAGCGAAAATATGAATATATCCTGGCCGGACAGGTCATGGCGACCGTGACGGACTCGACTGCGGGCACGACGACGGCAAGCCGGATCATTACCGGTCTGACACCGGACACGCTGTATATCTGCCGCGTGCGGATCTACAACAGCAGCACGGGGACGCTTGTCGCCGAGACAAACTCCATCAGCGTGCGGACGCTGGCACAGTCGACCTCGCAGGCGACGGTCAGCATTCTAAACTTCCTGGATAACCTGACGCAGCTGGCGAGCGGGTCCTTCAAAGGCGATATCGGAGATACGTTTTACATTTCGGCCGCGGGCACGCAGTATCAGACGTACTCGCAGCAGTATAATTTCCTGTACTTCCGGCTGTCGTCGCAGAATTACAGCACGGAGCACGACGCGAGCTATCCGATCCCCATCCAGGAAGGGCAGACCGTCAAGGTCTACTACCAGAGCAAGACCACGACGATTCCGATCTACAACTACCTGGACGGGCAGCACACGCTGTCAGACGGGTCCGTCTCCGGCACGATCGGCAATTCGTTCTTCCTGTCCATGTCCGGCACGCAGTACCAGACGTATTCGCAGGAGTATGAATTCCAGTATTTCAGGCTCGCGTCGGAAGGGTATGCGACAAATCACGCGGCGACGGAGACGATCCCCATTACGAGCGGGCAGGCCGTGCGCGTGTACTACAAGACGAAGATCACGGCAGTCGCACCATACATCAGCGGAGTCACGCTGACGAAGAACACGGCGACGGTCACGTGGGACAAAAACGGCGGCGGGTACGGAAGCTGGACGCTCTACTGGGGAAAGACGAGCTATACGGCCATCGGCTCGCAGTCGATCGGCAGATCGCCGGTGACGGTCTCGGGGCTGGACCCGGGCACGACGTATTATTTCTGGATTGTAAATAAAGCCGGGACGGACTCGAAGACGTCCAACACCGTATCCGGCGAGACGAAGGCACAGATCGCGGCCTTCGCGTGGACGAGCGACGATGCGTCGTATATCGCGGCAGGGAAGGCCGTGACATACCTGACGGCGGCAAGCTGGAACCGGCTGACGGCGAAGATCAACGAGGTCCGGGCCGCCAGAGGCTACGGGAGAATTTCCTTCACGACGGCCTACGCCGGGCAGACAATCACGGCAGCCATCTACAACGAGGCGGCAAACGCCATAGGGAATCTGGCAGGTGCGGGAAGCGTCAGCACGGTATCGGCAGGGACGAAGCTGGAAGCAACGTACTTTGCAAACAGCTATTCTGCGCTCAAGGAAGCGCTCAACCGGGCAATCAGCAGTTATAACGGATAGGAGGAGCTATGAATATCACAAAAGCAGTGGTGCAGCTGCGGGGGCGGCTGATCGAGGCCATCAACGAGGCGGGGCTGCCGCCGGTCATCGTGGGCTTTGTGCTGGACGGGATCCAGAACGAAGTGGCAAGACTCACGGCGGAAGACCTGCGGAAGGAGGAAGCGGACAATGCAGACAGAGCAGATGCAGACGACCATGCAGAATGACACGGCGAGCGGGCTGACGGCGCGAAAGGCCATCGGCGAAGAGCAGGCCAGAAAGGCCATGGACACGCTGTTAAAATACCGGCAGGGCAAGAGTGCGCTGGAGGCGCGGGTCATTGCGTCGGAGGACTGGTGGCGCATGCGAAGCTGGCAGCGGATCCAGAAGGGGAACCCGGAGGACGACAAGTGGACGTCGGCGTGGCTCTTCAACGTCATCATGGGCAAGCACGCGGACGCGATCGCGGCCTATCCGGCCCCGGCCATCCGCCCGCGGGAACCGGACGACCGGGAGGAGGCAGCGAAGCTTTCCTCAGTGCTGCCGGTCATTCTGGAACAGAACGACTTCGAAGAGGTCTATTCGGACAGCCAGTGGACGAAGCTCAAGCAGGGCACGCTCATCTGGCACGTGAAGTGGGATTCTTCGAAGCTGAACGGCCTCGGGGATATCTCGGTGCAGCCGGTGGATATTCTGTCTTTCTTCTGGGAGCCGGGCGTGCGGGATCTGCAGAAGTCGAAGAACATCTTTCTGACGGAGATGGTGGACAACGATCTGCTGGTTGAGAAGTACCCGGAGCTGCAGGGAAAGCTCAACTCCAATCCGCAAATCCAGCAGAAGTACAACACGGACGACGTCATCAATTTTGACAACAAGTCGATGGTGGTGGACTGGTATTACAAGAAATATCAGAACGGACGGCAGGTGCTGCACTTTGCGAAGCTGGTGGGCGACACCATCCTGCAGGCGACGGAAAACGACACAGAGCAGCGGTATGACACGATGACCATGCCGGACGGCAGCATCGTGCAGCAGCCGGTCGGAAAGCCAATGGCGGAGACGGGCCTGTATGACGACGGGGAATACCCGTTCGTGGTCGACGCGCTGTTCCCGGTGGAGGGCAGCATTGCCGGGTATGGGTATATCGACATCGGCAAGTCGACGCAGGAGCAGATCGACCGGATGAACCAGGCGATCGTGAAGAACGCGATCATGACGACGACGCCCCGGTGGTTCAAGCGGTCGGACGGGTCGGTCAATGAGCAGGAGTTTGCGGACTGGACGAAGCCGTTCGTTCATGTGGATGGGAATCTGGGGCAGGACAGTCTACAGCCGATCCAGGTCAACATGCTCAACAGCAATTATATCGCCATTCTGCAGAACAAGATCGAGGAGCTCAAGTGGACAACGGGAAACACGGACGTCAACAATGGCGCGACAAACTCCGGCGTGACGGCGGCCTCGGCCATTGCAGCGCTGCAGGAAGCGTCCGGCCGGAGCAGCAAGGACTCCACAAAGTCGGCTTACCGGGCCTACGCACGGATGATCCGGATGGTCATTGAGCGGATCCGGCAGTTCTATGATCTGCCGCGGCAGTTCCGGATCATCGGGAAGCGCGGGGCAGAGCAGTTCGTACAGTACAGCAATCAGGGGCTGCAGCCACAGACGCTCTACGGCGCGAACGGACAGCCGGACGGGCTGCGGAAACCGGTCTTCGACATTGAGGTCTCGGCGCAGAAGGCAAGCGAGTACGCGTCCATGGCGCAGAACGAGCTGGCGCTGCAGTTCTTCCAGCTGGGGTTCTTCAACCCACAGATGGTGGACCAGACGCTTGCGACGCTGGACATGATGGACTTTGACGGGAAGGACTCAATCATCCAGAAGGTCCAGGAGAACGCGGACCTGCAGCAGCGGCTGGTCGAGTGGCAGCAGCTGGCGCTGGCGCTGGCAGACCGGTACGATCCGGTCATGGGTGAGGGGCTGGCGCAGCAGATCCTGCAGGAGGGCGGACAGGCAGTCCAGCAGGCGAGCACCGCGGCAGCAAAGAAGCCGGAGATCAACACCGGCGAGACGCAGGAGCCGAAGATCGTGGAGAATGCGCGCAAAAAGTCGGAAGAAAGCACGCAGCCGGGATAAGAACCGACGCACAAGCTCGGCTTGCGCGTCGGAAAGGAAGAAATGATCTCAGAGGATAAGAGCCGCCGCTTGCGGCGGCCCATTCCGGCGAGATTATTTCTGGCTGGCGTGGGGTGAAGTTGGGAAAAGTTTGTGCTACGATGATTTTAGAATAAACGCCAGAAAGGAATTTACAGCATGGAAGGCGAATTCACGGGCGCAAGCGCTCAGACCATGGGCGCAGCTGACGTCGCCGGTCAGCAGAGCGGGCAGGAGGCAGCCGCACAGGCGCAGGTGCAGCAGCAGCCGGTCAACGTCCCCGACGCTCAGGGACAGGGCACACAGGAAGAAACGTTCGACAGCTTGATCCGGGGCCGGTACAAGCAGGACTTTGATTCTGCGGTGCAGAAGGTCGTAAAGCAGCGCGTGCGCGGGCTGAACCAGTACAAGGGGCAGGCCGAGGCGATGGCACCGATCATCGACCAGCTGGGCGCGCTCTATGGGATCGACACGTCGGACCCGCGGAAGACGGACTTCGCGGCACTGGCACAGCGCTTTTCCGCTGACGAGCGGCTTTATAGCGCGGAGGCCATGGAAAAGGGCATGTCGGCGGACGCCCTCAAAAAGGAGTACGCCGGCAGGGCCGAGAATACGGCCATGCGGCGGCAGCTGCAGGAGTACCAGATGCGAGAAGCCTTTGCCGGGATCCAGGCAGACTTTGCCCGGGATGTGACGGCGCGGTACGGCGCGGACTTTGAGACCGAGATGCAGAACCCGGATTTTGCACGGCTCATGGGCGCGGGCGTGCCGCCGAAGACGGCCTATGAGGTCATCCACCAGCAGGAGATCGCACAGGCACAGGCGCAGCTGGTGGCGAACCAGGCGCGGGAGAACGTCATGCGGACCATCCAGGCGCAGGGCGCAAGGCCGCAGGAGATCGGCTCCGGCGCTGCGGGCGGAGAGAACGTCCCGATGAAAACACACTGGTCACGCGCGGAGGTGGAGGACATGCGCCGCCGCGCGGCAAGAGGGGAGCGAGTGATCCCCTGAGAAAGGAGATAAGAAACCATGTTTAAATCCAAAGTCGGATTTCAGTTTTTTGCTGACGCCGGTACGCTCGTCAACGCGACCGGCAACTACGTAAACGCAGGCACCGGTCAGACGACCGCATTCAGCGGCAACGACACGCTCGCGCCGACCATGAAGACGTTCTACGACACGCAGCTGCTCGAGAACGCACGGCCGAACCTCGTGCATGCGCAGCTGGCAGGCCGTCAGGCGCTGCCGCGCAACCACGGAAAGACCGTCGAGTGGCGCAAGTGGAACACGCTGAAGGACGCGGAGGAGCTGACCGAAGGCGTCATCCCGACCGGCCAGAAGATGGGCCAGACCAGCACGACCGGCGCGATCAAGCAGATCGGCCTGTACGTGACGGTCTCCGACCAGCTGGAGCTGCATGCGCTGGATAACGTCATCCTGGGTGCGACCGAAGAACTCGGCGCTTCCGCCGGCACGTCCATCGATAAGCGCGTGCGCGACGCGGTCGTGGCAGGCTCGAACGTGCAGTACTGCGACAAGGTCGCAGCGGGCGGCGCGCATACGGCAGTCACCAGCCGCGCAGGCCTCGACCTGACGGCGAAGCTGACGCCGGACGAGGTCAACAAGGCCGTGACGACGCTGAAGAAGATGAAGGCTCCGAAGATCGACGGAAAGTACGTCGCCATCATCCACCCGTCGGTCGCATACGACCTGCGGTCCTCGGACGCATGGGTCGAGGCACACAAGTATGCAGACGTCACGCCGTTGTTCTCGGGTGAGATCGGCGAGCTGCACGGCGTGCGCTTCGTCGAGACGACGGAAGCGAAGATCTTCAACAACTCGACCTGCCCGGTCAAGAGCGCGGCCGGCGACAGCGGCTCGCCTCCTGCGACCTACTACAGCGTGTACGCGACGCTGTTCCTCGGCAAGGACGCATACAAGATGATCGACCCGGAGGGCGGCAATCTTGAGATGATCGTCAAGGGCAAGGACGAGATCGGCGGCCCGCTGAACCAGTTCTCGACCGTCGGCTACAAGGCCGAGATGGCGGCGAAGCTGCTGTACGAGGACCGCATGGTCCGCGTGGAGAGCTGCAGCGCATATTCCGGCACGGACGAGGCCAACTGAGAAAGGAGCACATAGCATGGAAACGAAAGAGACCGCCGCGGCGGCTGTACAGGCAAACCCGGAAGACGTGTGGAACGTCATGAAGACGATCTACCTGCCCCGCGGGCAGGAGAACGAGGAGCAGAGCCGCTTCGTGGCGGTGAACGGCCGGACGTTCATGGTGCCGAAGGGCAAGGACGTGCAGGTCCCGCTGCCGGTGTATGAAGTCCTGATGAACGCGCGGATGGCGGAGGAGGAAGCCTTCCGCCGCGCGCAGGCGGACAACTGACAAGTGAATGCCCATGACGGCAGGAAGCAGAGGAAGGGGCAGAAATGCCCCTTCTTTTGGTAAGGAGGAAAAATGAAAATTCGGGAAGCGATCGAGACGGTCGACCGGTTACTGTCGAACCAGTACGAGACGCCGGATAAGGTCCGGTGGCTGTCGGAGCTGGACGGAATCGTGTATCGGGATATCATCTGCACGCACGAGCACGAGAAGGAACCGGAGCCGTTTATGGGCTACGGGGAGGACGTGGACTTAGAGACCCAGCTTCTGATCCCGTGGCCGTATGATGAGATCTACCGCTGGTATCTGGGGATGAAGATCTGCGACGCCAACGGGGAGACGACGAAGTATGCGAACGAGGCGGCGAAGTACAACAGCTACTATCAGGGGTACTTCAATGCCTACAATCAGGCGTACATGCCGAAGCAGTACGCGACACATTTCAAGCTTTAAGGCGGTGAGACTATGAGCGTATATCGAGTAGAGTCGGGCGGCAGGGCCCCTGCGGGGCTTTCGACCGGCGACGAGGTCGTGACCGGCGGCGGCACGTACCGCATCACGGGCGTGAACGCAGACGGCAGCTACCAGTCGCAGCTGGTGAACAAGAACCAGACGACGAGGAACTACGGCGGCAGCTATCAGACCAGGAACAGCCCTTACACCATGTCCGGCGTGTCGGACTACACGAGAAGCAAGCTGAACGGGCTGGAGAGCGGGTACACGCCGTCGGGCAGCGTACAAGCGGCGCAGGCGTATCTGGAGCAGGTCAAGGCCAGCAAGCCGGGCGCGTATCAATCGCGCTGGGACGATGAGCTGACGAGCCTGTATGACCAGATCCGGAACCGGAAGAAATTCAGCTATGATATGGGGACGGATCCTCTGTACCAGCAGTACCGTGAGCAGTATCAGCGTCTCGGGCGGCTTGCCATGCAGGACACGATGGGGCAGGCGGCGGCACTCACGGGCGGCTATGGCTCAACCTACGGTGAGCAGGTGGGCCAGCAGGCGTACAATGCGTATCTGCAGAACCTCAACGACATCGTGCCGCAGCTGCAGCAGCAGGCATATCAGCGGTATCAGGATGAGGGGACGGACCTTTATAACCAGTACAGCCTCGTGAAGGGCCGGGAAGATACGGACTACGGCCGGTACCGGGACACGGTCAGCGATTATTATTCGGATCTATCGGATGCGCGGAGCGCGTACAACTCGGAACGGTCGCTGGAGCAGAGCCAGTGGGCGACGATGCTCGACTACTGGGCGCAGAAGGCAAACAACGAGAACGCCGCCTACCTGCAGGCGCTGGCGGCGGAGCAGGCTGCGGCGAAGAAATCCGGCGGCGGAGGCGGCGGTGGGAGAAGCAGTTCCGGCAAAACCGGAAAGGGGTACATCGACAACACGTACAACAAAGGCGGCTCGGGCGGTGCGCAGGCGCAGACCTACAACCAGCTCAAACGCGGCATGACCGAGTGGATCCAGGCCGGGCAGAAGCAGAAGGCATATGAGCTGTTCGCCGGGGTAGCTGGGCAGCTGAGTCTTTCCAGCGCGGCAGGCAAGAAACAGTATAACGAGCTGGTGACGATCCTGAACCGTGCGGGCTTCGGGATCCCGCTGGAACGATAAGGAGGCGGACATGGCAAAGAAGAGGCGGACAGGGCTGGATGCCCTGAAGGAATACGAAGCTGGCAGCGGATACGCTGCCAGCTCTGCGACGTCTTACGGGCAGACGCAGACACAGGGAAAGACCACAACGTTCAAACGGAGCGGGCTTGACGCGCTGCGCGAATATGAACAGTACAAGAATCCGGGAGCCGTGCAGGATACGGCGTTCGACCCGAACTACAGAAGCAGAAATTATCAGACGCCGGGGCAGAACGCGGCGTTTGAGGCATATAAAAATGCGGTCAACGCAACGCAGAAAACGAGAAATGGCGTGGCTGTTTCCGGGAAGGTTTCGGAGCAGGAATACAGCCGGTCGCCTGGCATGCAGAAGCAGTACGGGACGTACCAGAATTATCTGCGCGGCGTGGAGGCGGCGCAGGGGCTGAAGCTTGGGACACTGGCGCTGCAGGGACAGAGTGCACTGCTGGCCGGCCGGTTTGCGCCGGCCACGCAGCAGGTGCGGGAGGACGTGGATGCGCAGAACCGGCGTGCAAAAGCGGCGCAGACCGCGCAGCGGGATCAGGTGCGCGGGATGCGGCGGACGTCGCAGGAGCTGGGCAAGCAGATCGAGGCGCTGGAGATCGAACAGGCGGACACGCATTTCTCCGGGACCGGGCTTTCGGAAAATGGGAAGAGCGTGACGCAGCTGCAGAACGAGATCGACGCGCTGAAGGAGCGCAAGGCGCAGGTCGACAGCCAGAGCGTGCTGGCCCGGGCACAGGAGGCGATCGGGAACCTGAGTAAGGAAGACCAGAATCTGCTCCGGCAGTACCGCGGGCAGGAACTGAACGGATATCAGGTGCGGGCGTATGCGAAGTACGACGCGAAGACGGCGCTCAACGAAAAAGGCTACAGCGACGACACGCTCAAGCGGCTGGCGGAATGGCAGAAGGTGCTGGACGACTACGACAACGCGCAGAAGCTCGACCAGGCGGCGCAGGAGATGGGAAGCGGATCCTTCGCGGGGAAAGCTGCGGCGACGCTGTTCTCTGCGACGCTGGCGCCGGGGAAGGCACTGGGCAATCTGGAATCGCTGCGCGGCGTGCTTCCAAGCTGGGCGGGCGGCTATCAGAACGAGGATATGCCGACGAACATCTACAGCCCGGCGTACAACGCGTCGCGCCTGTCCTCCGGCATTCGGCAGAGCGTGATGCAGAATATGAACCCGACGGGGCAGTTCCTCTATCAGGCGGGCACGTCGGCGCTGGACAGCGCGGTCAACATGGCGGTCTCGACGGGGCTCGTGGGAACCTTCGGCGGCGTGGCCGGTGCGGGGGCGAAGGACGCGGTTGCGGAGACCATGAACTGGGTGATGGGATCGCAGGTCGCGGCGGATTCCGTGTATGAGGGGATCCAGAACGGCAAGTCCAACGCGGACGCGCTGGTCGACGGTATTGTCGAGGGCGCGATCGAGGGTATTACGGAAAAATACTCCGTGGGTGATATCATCGAGAACATGTTGAGCGGGAAGGCCGTGTGGAGGAAGGCACTGCGGTCGTTTGCGTCGGAAGGCGCGGAAGAGATCGCGTCCAACTGGCTAAACCGTGCGTATGACGTGGTGGCGAAGCATGACCGGGGTGAGGTCATGACGGCCTACGCAAATTATATCGCAGAGGGCAGGACGCCGGCACAGGCGCTGGCGGCGATGGTCGGAGACTTCGCAAAAGAAGACAGCCTTTCGTTCCTCGCGGGCGGTTTGTCCGGCCTTGCCATGTCCGGGACGTATGCGGGCGTGAACCGCGTGATTTTGGAAGCAAACGTCACGCAGACGGCCAGAGCGGTCATCGAGGCGGGCGAAGTGCAGGACGTCATCGACTATGGCATGGCGCAGGAAGAGGGCACGAAGGCGCACCAGCTGGCCGAGGAACTGCAGCAGACCGTGGACGATGGCGGCGAGGTGACGCAGAAGGCCGTGGAGAACACGCTGCGTGAGGTGGCGAAGGAGCAGCAGGCGGCAGTGGACGAAGGGCAGGAGCCGCGCGTGCCGGAGACGCTGACCAGACTCGAGCAGCTGCAGGAACAGGCCCGGCAGGAGCAGGCGCAGACCGAGGCGGACGAGAAGACGGTCCAGATCTACAAGAGCGCGGCGGAGACGGCGCAGGAGAACCAGAGGCTTGCGCAGCAGTACCAGCAGGAGCAGGAGCAGAGCCGCGCACAACAGTCTGTACAGGCCGTTCAGCAGGCCCAGCAGGCGGCGCAGCGGCAGTACGACCAGGACAGCTTATTTGCACCAATTCCGGGGACAGAGAACATGGGAGAGTTGGATCCGGTGCAGTATGCCCAGCGGCAGACGGCGGACGCGGAGCAGGCGCTCGATGAAGCCGCGCTGCAGCAGGAGGAACAGTATCTGCAGACGCAGGCCCAGAGAGCGGGCTACGACGAGCAGACGGCGGCGTATTTTCTGAACGGGAACACGACGGGCATGCCGGCGGAGCAGTATGCGCAGAGCTTCGGACAGGTCTATGAGCAGGGCAGACTCGGCGCGAGTGAGCAGCGGGCGATGCGCTACGCCGAAGGAATGAATCAGGACGTGGCGGCAGCCGCCTATCGAGCGGGCCTTGCCGCAGGGCAGAAAGGGGTAAACAATGGCAGTATCGAGACTACTGATGAAGGACAAATCGGGCAGGCTGGTCAGCGTGCCGAAGGACAGGCTGGAGGCGTTCGCCAAAGCCCAGCGCAGCAGCAAAGAGCTGACGCCGGAAGAAAGAGAGCGCAGGGTGCAAGAGATCTCGCAAAAGCTTGGGATGAAGTAGAACTTTCGACGCTCGGCTTTGGAAAGGACAACACGCAAAAAGTGCGCGTCATGCCGAAGGGACAGGAGGCAAGAAGCGAGGATATCCAGGCGGCGGCAAAGTTCTTCCGGTCGATGGGCGTGCAGAACGCACGGTTCTTCACCGGACAGCTGACGCAGGAGATCGACGGGCAGACGTTTTATGCGGATGCCGCCGTGACGGAGGACGGCTCCGTGCTCATCCGGGCGGACAGCGAGGAGTATTCTGCGTTCGAGCTGGCGAAGCACGAGGGATATCACCTGCTTGTCAAGCGCTGGCCGGAGATGGCGGCGAAGATCCAGAAGCGGCTGCTGTCAGAAGGCAAGATCACAAAGGAGATGATCGAGAGCTATGTGGACGCATACGCCGGGATCTACGGTGACGACACGGACGCCTACGTCGAGGAGATCATCGCGGATACCTACGCCGGCATGAACCGCACGGACTACGGCACGAACCAGCTGCGAGCGGACGTGAAGATGGAGGTCGGCCAGTGGCAGAAAAAATCCGGCAGCGCGAGAGCGCCGCCGGCGAAGTACAGCGTAGGGAAAGCGGAAAACAAAGAAAGCGCACATGCGAGAACGCAAGAGGAAATTGCAGATCAATACAAGAAAAACGTACATGAAATTCTAAACGGAGAAAAAGAAATAAATGATGCCCTACTGGTTGGATATACGCCGGAGGTGTATAAAAAACTCGGAATGCCAGATCTTCCGTTTGTGATCGGAGGCGGCCATGTGTACTCTATGGCCAAGACGGCAAGTGAGGCGGCTGCAGACGGGAAACGGCGCAGAGGAACAAATTATCATGGCCTTGGCGAATCTGTCGTGGCTGACATCATGGACTTTGTGAACGACCCGGTCATGGTAATCGCGGCAAAGGATGTGGACACGAAGACCACACGGCTTCGGAGTACGCACAGCATTGTTGCACTGGTAGATGTGGGAACAGAGAAAAATTCCATGGTGGTTCCGATCGCGATAACGGCGGAGCGGACGGTAAACGGCGTCCGCATGGACGTGAATGCAATTTCGAGCGCCTATGAAAAAAACACAACAGCGCTTGTAAATGAAGCGATCGCCCAGTTCAACGCAGGAGAAAACAGCGTATTTTATGTAAAAAAAGAAGCCGTGAACCTTCTAGGCGCCGGGGTCCAATTCCCCGAACGGCTGAAAGCCGCAGCTTCTTCTGATGGTATTGTACGCAAGCTAGACTCAAAAATCAATATGTCCGTGAAAAATGTAACAGAATCGCAACAATTCAAGCGTTGGTTCGGCGACTGGCAGAACCACCCGGAAAACGCGAGCAAGGTTGTCAATGAGGACGGAACACCGAAAGTGGTGTACCACGGAACGAATGCGGAATTTAATACTTTCCAGCAGGAGAACGGGGCGTACTTCTTCAGTGAAAGCAGGGATTATGCAGAGAGCATGGCAGATGAACGCGGGGGAAACCGTATCATTGAAGCCTATCTCAAGATGAAGAATCCGTACACGGTGAAATTGCCTCCGGAACAATTCACGGATAACTTTGCAGAAGCACCGGTTATTCGCTACGCCAAAGAACATGGGAACGACGGCGTGATTTTTGAATATGATGGAAGCAAGGAAGATCTGGCTTACGACAAATTCTATGTTGTATTTGATTCCGCACAGATCAAATCCGCTACGGATAACATCGGGACGTTCGACAAGACAAACCCGGATATCCGGTTCTCTGCCAGCGCGCGGCAGGCGTCGGAGCGGGATAAACAGAACCTTGAGACCGTCTCTGCGATGCTGGACGATGGGAGCGGGCGCGGTGTGTTTAAGGACGCCGTTTTCCTGCGGAATCCAAGGCTCATGCAGAAACTGATTGATGAGCGGGAGAAGACGAAGACGGCAGCGTTCCGGGATTGGTTCGCAGACAGCAAGGCAACGAACACGACAGGCGAGCCACTGCTGGTGTTCCACGGTGCCGGAGCGAAATTTACAAAGTTTGATGTAGGCGGGAAACCGATCTGGCTGACTGCAAACATCAAGTACGCGGAAGAATACTCCACTGCGACGCGCAGCGTTGAGCGAATTCTGCCGGAGGCATCGATCTACGCAGGGAACGTCGATCGTATTATCCCGGCATATATTCGCGTGGAGAATCCGGCGCATGTTGGAAACACTGACGGCGGATACAGCGGGAATTATGTGGATCTTGCGAAGCGGCTACAGATCAGACCTAGCGAACTGCAAGCCGTATGGGAACAGGCGGGGAAGCCGGAGCTCATGTGGCAGGTGATCAATACGCCGGGGATGGTAGAGATGCTGAAACGGCATGGATACGACGGGGTTCAGGCGGTTGAGAACGGCGTGAAGGCATGGGCTGTGTTTGATTCTGCGCAAGTGAAGTCCGCGGTTGCAAACAACGGAAGTTTCAGCCTAACGAACCCGGATATCCGGTATTCTTCGCAAGACGGGCGGTATCGGGATCTGATGGGGGAGAAGGCGGCGCAGTATGTGCGGCGGCTGGAGTCCGGACTGGTGAACGAGCTGGCGGAAAATCTGAGCGTGCCGGGGCAGGCGAAGCGGGAGGTTTTGCAGCCGATGGCCGAGGAGGCGCTGCGGTCGTTCTTTACGGACGGGCAGCTTGACCGGGCAAAGCTGAATGATCTCTTTGAAACGGCCTACAAGGCGGGCGTGGAAGAGGACCAGCAGTACATTGAGCAGTACGGTGACCTCAAGAAGTTCATCCGGGATCAGAAGCTTTCCATCTCCGAGACGGACCGGCAGGACATTGCGGACTACAACCTATTCCGGAAGGCGGCCATGGGGACACTGACGATCAGCAAGGACGGATTGCCGGTGGATGTGGCGTATCAGCAGCTGCAGGAGATGGCGCCGGAGCTGTTTCCGGCGGACATTACAGCGCCGAGCGACCAGCTCATGCAGATCTATGATGTGGCGCGCGGGATCCAGAAGGTGCAGAAGACGCTGGATGAATACTACGGGCCGCAGGCGGCGAGCTTCAAGAAGTGGAAGCAGGCGAATTTCACGGAATCCATCGACCGGCTGACGAGCGGGCTGCGCGTGGCGCAGCGGTATCTGGACGCGCAGAACAAGGCCAAAGAAAAGCTTGCTATTCCGCAGACAGCGGAAGAAACGAAGCAGATGTGGGCGCAGCTGAAGGAAGCAAGGCGAGTGGTCGAGAAAGCGCAGAGCAAGACGCTGCTGACGGAAGCCGACCAGAAGATCGTGAACCGGCTGCTGCGCGGAGAGACTGACCCGGCATACGTGGCGGGCCTGGAAAACGGACAGCAGATCCTGAAGGTCTACGAGGCAAAGGCTGACTATGATATGCTGGCGCTGAAGCTCAAGGCATGGAACGCGCAGCGAAAGCAGGGGCTGCGGGACTTTGCCGAGCAGGCTCTGACGGAAGCCGAGGCCGTCAAGTGGGTCGACAAGGTCATGGGGATCCAGTACCAGCGCGAGACGATGGAGCGGAACATCCGGGATATCGCGCGGAAGGGCAAGGTCTCTGACGAAAAGGCCAATGCGTTTATCAACAAGTATTTCTGGCCCGTACACGAAAACGAGAGCAAGCGCAAGAATTACCTCGTGCAGCAGCAGAATAGGATCAAGGCGCTGAAGCTCGACCGGCAGGTACGGAAGGGAAATCTGGTATCCGAGAGCTATGCGGTGCAGTGGCTGGGCGAGGCGGAATTCAACCGGGACTATCTCAAGCAGCATCCGCGTGTCGAAAGGCGCGGGGGGATGACGTTTGACGAGTGGAACGCGGCCATTCAGGAATTCGAGAAGCAAAACCAGAATCTGGATCTCGGCAAGGTGCGGGCAGCCGTGAAGGTTTTCCATGAGGTCTACGACAAGCTGTTCCAGGATATGAACCGGGTGCGCATTGAGAACGGCTATGAGCCGGTCAATTATCTACAGGGATATTTCCCACACTTCCAGGAGAACGAGGAAGGCGGCAGCATTCTACAGAAGTTCGCAAGGGCGGCCGGGATCGAGGGCGATGTGTCGCCGCTGCCTGCGACGATCAACGGCCTCACGGCAAACTTCAAACCCGGCATCCGGTACATGGCGAACATCCAGAACCGACTCGGCTACGCGACGGCGTATGACGCGCTGCAGGGCTTTGACCGGTACATCGAGGTCGCGACGGACGTGATCTTTCACACGGCGGACATTCAGCGGCTGCGGGCGCTGGCGACGCAGATCCGGTATCGGGCATCGGACGAAGGGCTGAAACAGCGGATCGACGCGATCATGATGAACCCGTTCCTCAACCCGGACGAAGCCAACGAGCAGGTGACGAACCTGACGAAGGAGGGACGGTATGGGCTTTCGAACTTTGTGGATGAGCTGGACGAATACACAAACCTTCTGGCGGGAAAGAAGTCGCGGCTCGACCGGGGCATGGAGAAGACGTTTGGGAGACGATTCTACAATGTCATGAAGAAATTCGAGTCCCGCGTGGGCGCGAACATGGTCGCGGCGAACGTGGGCTCGGCACTAACAAACTTTATCCCGATTACGCAGGCGTGGAGCCAGGTGTCGACGGCGGACGTGCTGCGCGGCATGTGGGATACACTGAAAAATTACAAGACGGCTGACGGGTTGGACGCTGCGTCGACGTTTATCAACAACCGCAGCGGCTACGGGCGGCTGGCCGAGAGCACGATGGATAAAGTCTCCGCCGGTGCAGGCTGGCTGATGGAATCCATTGACACGTTTACGACGGGAAGTGTCGTCCGTGCGCGGTATTACCAGAACCTGCGGCGGGGCATGAGCGAGATGAGCGCGATGCAGGAGGCGGACCAGTTTGCCTCCGGCGTCATGGCAGACCGGAGCAAGGGCTCGACGCCGACGCTGTACTCTGCGCGGAACCCGTTGGTGAAGCTGTTCACGCAGTTCCAGCTGGAGGTCAACAACGAACTGAGCTGGATATTCAAGGATATGGCGCAGGAGGAGCGGAAGAAGGGCGTGGCGGCACTGGCCAAGGCCATGTTCAAATTCCTCATCGGCGCATGGATCTACAATGAGTTCTACGAGAGCATTGTGGGCAGGCGCGCGGCGCTGGATCCGCTGGATATCATCAACGATACGGTCGGAGATTTCACGGGGTATCAGCTGCCGAACACGGTGCAGGCGGCGGTATCCGGGAAATGGGACTTCACGAAGGAGAAGCCGGGCACGTATCAGGCAATCAAGAACCTTGAGGGGAACATCATTTCTGAGTTCCCGGGCACGCAGGCGTTGACGATCCTCGGCGTGGATGAGGCGCTGGGGCTGGACATTGACAGCGGCAGGATCGCCGTGACGTCGGCCATCCCGAACCTCGGAAACATCGAGAAGGCGCTGCTGGCAAAGAACGAGGACATGGCGCCTGCGAAGAAGGCACAGACCATCGGAAACGAGCTTCTGAAACCGGGCCTGTATCTGGCGACGCCGTTCGGCGGCGGGCAGATCCGCAAGACGTATCAGGGCGCGACGGCGGTGGCTCGCGGCGGCAGCTACTCGGTCGACAACGAGGGGCGCGACATCTTACAGTATCCCGTGTATAACGACAATCCCGCAGACCGGGCGAAGAGCTGGGCGCAGGCGCTGCTGTTCGGCAAGACGGCGACGGAAGAGGCACAGAGCTGGGTGGAGAGCGGGTTCAAGTCGCTGTCCGCGAAGGAGACCGCAGCGTATCAGGGCATGACCGAGGGCGGAACCGACCAGAGAGAAAGCTACGCATTCGTGACAGCCATGAAGAAGGTCAACGACAAGAATGCAAAGCTCGCCATGCTGTACGCCTACGACATCCCACAGAACGCGAAGACGGCATATTATTACTCCGTCATGGCGTCTGACGAGGAGCAGGCGAAGATGGACGCGCTGGCAGCGGACGGCGTCGGCTATGACGCCTACATGCAGTACAAGCAGACGTACTTCAAGCAGTTCGGAACGCAGACAGTTTCACAGGAACGGATCCAGACCGTGCTGGATGGGCTGAACCTGACAAAGGCGCAGAAGGCCGCGCTCTGGGCGGCCATGGGGACGAGCTGGAAAGAAGAAAACAATCCGTACAAGTAACCGCGGGCCGGGGCGAAAGCCCCGGCTTTGCTGCGCGTGGGGTGAATCCGGCGCGGGGGTCTGCTACACTGGATGAAAAGGAGGGATGCGGTATGGCGACACCGATTCCGGGTGCGTATCCGAGTCCGCGCATCGATAAAGGGGTGCTGCGGTGGTACGAGGGGGATACGTTTGAGATCGTATTGAAATTTGAGCTTCAAGATCAGGACGGCGAGCCCGTCACAATGGGCACGACGGACAGCATGGCGGTCGTGTTTCTGGACGATACGCGGCAGACCGTCCACACGTTCAGCTTTGCGAAGGTGGAGAATGACCAGGTCACGCTGAACTTCGACGCGACGGTCACGGCAAAATTCACGAAGGGAAAGTACACCTACGATATCCGGTACACGCACGGCGACAAGACGACGCTGGCGAGCGGGAATCGGGCGTTCGTGGAGTAAGGAGCAGGTATGAGGGTAGAAATTCCAAACCAGATCACGGTGACGATCGGCGGGCTGATCTCCCGCGGGGTAAAGGCCGTGGAGGTCACGGACGCGGGGAGGCTGATTTTCACGCTGACGGACGGCAGCGTGATAGACCTCGGCTCGGTCATGGGCCCGCAGGGGCCGAAGGGCGAGACCGGCGCGACCGGCCCGCAGGGGCAGACAGGGCCGCAGGGCGCGAAGGGCGACACCGGAGCGGCAGGCGCGAGCATCACGTCGATCACGAAGAAATCGCAGAGCGGGACGACGGCAACGTACACGATCGCGCTTTCGGACGGGAAGACATTTGACTTCAACGTCGAGACCGTCAAGGGTGAGAAGGGAGACACCGGCGCGAAGGGTGACACCGGCGCGCAGGGCCCAAAGGGAGAAACCGGCTCACAGGGGCCAAAGGGCGAGACAGGCCCGCAGGGCGAGCAGGGGCCGAAGGGCGACACCGGCGCGACCGGCGCGGAAGGCCCGAAGGGCGCGACCGGCGACCCTGGCCCGAAGGGAGAGCCCGGCGAAAAGGGAGAGAAAGGCGAGAAGGGCGACACGGGCGCGACTGGCCCGCAGGGAGAAACCGGCCCGCAGGGGAAGACCGGTCCGCAGGGCCCGGCAGGCCCAACCGGCCCGAAGGGAGACACGGGAACGGGATTTACCGTCAAGGGCTATTACGGCTCGGCCTCCGCGCTGCAGGCGTCGGTCAAGAATCCAGAGGTCGGCGACGCCTACGGCGTGGGCGCGGCTGCACCTTATGACATTTACATCTATGACGGCGTGACGAAGGCGTGGGTCAACAACGGACCGCTGCAGGGCGCAAAGGGCGACAAGGGCGACAAGGGAGACAAAGGCGACCCCGGCGCAAAGGGCGAGACGGGCAGCACCGGCCCGGCGGGCGCCGACGGCGTGACGCCGACGATCGGCACAAATGGAAACTGGTATCTGGGCGAGACCGACACCAAGAAGCCATCGCGCGGCGAGAAGGGCGACACCGGCGCGGCCGGAACGACATTCACGCCGTCGGTCTCTGCGGACGGGACGCTCAGCTGGACGAACGACGGCGGGAAAACGAACCCGGACAGCGTCAACATCAAAGGCCCGCAGGGCAATCCGGGCGAAAAGGGCAACCCAGGAGAGACCGGCGCAAAGGGCGCCGACGGCGTGACGCCGACGATCGGCGCGAACGGCAACTGGTATCTGGAAGATACAGACACCGGGAAGCCATCGCGCGGAGAGAAGGGCGACAAGGGCGATCCCGGCGCGCAGGGGCCTGCGGGCGCAACGCCCGTCAAGGGGACGGATTACTTTACGGCGGAGGATAAGGCCGCGCTGGTGCAGGACGTGCTTGCCGCGCTGCCAGAATGGACAGGAGGAAACTACTGATGGCATTGGATAAAGCAGTAGATTCCGCGCAGCTGAACGCCGACCTGACGGCGGTTGCGGACGCCATCCGCACGAAGGGCGGCACGTCCGCACAGCTTGCGTTCCCGGATGGGTTCGTGAGCGCGGTGCAGGCCATCGAGGGCGCGCCCGACTTGCAGATCGTCGTCACGACCAGCGCGGGCGCGACCGTCACGGCCACGAAGGGTAGCAAGACGGTTTCTGGGACGGCGGATGCGAGTGGAAACTGCACGTTGATAGTCGACGAGGTTGGAACATGGACGGTAACAGCAACGACAGCAAGCACAACAAAGACGGCAGATGTTGTGGTTGGGACAGCTAATGTCGATTTGGTCATGATCGACCCCGTGTTCGGAAATAACAGCTGGGCTGCAATTATTAAGGCCTGTCAAGAGAAACGAGTTCCCAACACATGGAACGTCGGCGACAGATGCAACATGACGATCAACAACAGGACCTATGCAATCGACATTATCGGCAAGAACCACGATGACTACGCCGACGGCTCTGGTAAAGCTCCGCTGACGTTCCAGATGCACACGACTTACGCGACGCAGTATAAGATGAACGACAACGATAGCAACAGCGGCGGTTGGGCAGGATGCTTGCTGCGAGGAAACGGTGGTTTCAAGACGATCAAATCGAAAATGCCGGCAGAGGTCGTGACTGCGATGAAGGCCGTGACAAAGAAGACCACGGCAGGCGGCGCGAGCTCGGCCATCGACACGACGGAGGACACGCTGTTCCTGCTGTCGGAGATCGAGGTGCAGGGCACGCGGACGCATTCCTACGCGGGCGAGGGCACGCAGTACGCGTATTACCAGACGGCCGCGAACCGGAAGAAAAACAGCGCGTGGTATCTGCGCTCGCCGAGGACCAGCAGCACCACCTGCTTCTGCAGAACGGGATGGAGCGGTGAAGCGGACTGGAGCGTCGCGTCCGAGGTGGACGGCATCGCGGCGGCATGGTGCTTTTAAGGAAAGGAGAGACGGGGAGAGGCAATGATCTATCTGAAGGTACAGGAGAATGAATATCCGGCATACATCAGCGGAAGGCTGATCGACCGCGACTGGGACGGGCGCGCGTCCAAGTCCATCACGCTGACGATGACGCACGCGCAGGCCCGATCACGGATCACCGCGACGGGACGCTGACGGTCAAGGCAGAAGGGAGAACACCATGGACACCAAGACCATCATCGTTACCCTCGTCTGTGCCGTGCTCGGCGGGGCGGATAGAAGTGTATGAGCACAAGCAACACCGCCGGGCAGAAAATG